TTGTAGGTCAATCTTTTTACCTTGAAATGTAAGCATAACTTATTATTTTATAGTGAGTAATAATACAAATATATAGATTTGAGCTTAAAAAATCAAGTTGAAAACAGTAACAGAAAGTAGTATCTTTACATTAACAAAAAATACTTAGAATGACTGTAGAAATAATGGCAATGCTCGCAATAGAGGCAATGATAGACAGCGGACTAGCTGCTAAGGACTGTAAAGGATCGTATCTAAGGCAGGAGGTCACAGAGCCAACGGGTAAGTATTGCAACTTTTACCAATCTAAGCAGGATCTAAATCTAGGCAATCCGTTCTTATCTATCGCTATGAACTTAGACGGCAAGCCTATGATAGTACAGCATTTTTACAATTTTGAGAACTATAAAAGTATGGGATAGTTAGCACTAACGTTGAGAATATGGGTTGATTGCCCTTGAAAATTAGTACAAATTTTAATTTAAAATATCAAGATTATGAAACATAGAAATTTAATTAGTAGAACGGCAATTTGCCTATATTTATTGTTATCGGTTGTTGCTACTAGCTGTAGCGAGTTTATGCCCTCGGACGGTAGATATAGAGTTAAAAGCGTGAAAGAAACAAGCAACTACACAGACTACCATATAGAGCAAGTAAAAGGGCATGGGCATGCATTTTATAGAGATAGCGTAGGTAAATACCACATTGGCGATACAATTAAATTTGTACCTAATAACCGCTAACAAGAGTATATAGGTAATATGGCGTTTATAAACTAAACAAATAAATATAATGACATTTAACGAACTAGAAGAAAAAGTACACCTTTGGGCATTAGACAAAGGTCTGATTACAAAAGATAACACAAAGCAGCAAGCCCTAAAGACAGTCGAGGAAGTAGGGGAACTCTGTAAGGCTATCTTAGACGATAATAAAGATGAGTTTATAGATGCTGTAGGGGACGTTATGGTAACGCTCATTATCTTAGCACGACAGAACGGACTCAGTGCGCTTACGTGCTTGCAAGCTGCATGGGATGAGATTAAAGACCGCAAAGGGAAAACAGTTAACGGAACTTTTATAAAGAACTAATGAAGCAAACAGTACTTTTTATAGATGCAGGACACGGAGGTATAGACGAACAAGGCAACTATACCACAGCCCCAAGCAAACAGCACAAATTTAGTCAAGGCTTCCACGAAAGCGGATGGTTTTACGAGGGTGTAAGTAATAGGCGGTTAGCTGCTGAGTTTATGGCGCAGGCTTCTCGTATGGGCTTCTTATGTATTCCAGTTTACCACCCGTCAAAAGATACGAGCTTAAGCGTTAGAACGTCAACGGCTAATCATATGGCTAACGCACTAGATGTGGATAGTATCTATATATCTTTTCACTCTAACGCCTTCGATGGTTCGGCTCGTGGTTGGTGTATATTCCATCATCCAAATAGTATATCAGGAGAACGCATAGCTAACAATATAGCTACGCAGGTAGTTAGGCTATGTTCTGAATATGGAGTACCAGGAAGGAATCCAGTACTAGAAAGCGGCTTTCATGTATTGACTTATACCTCTATGCCTGCCGTATTGATTGAAAACCTATTTTTTGACAATGAGCAAGATGCAGAACTATTACAAGATCCTACTTTTTGCGTGAACCTATGCAATAGGATTTTAAGAGGCATTGAAAACTACTTAAAATGATAGACGAGATACTAAGCAGGCTAAAGGAAGCAGAGGAATACTACAGGAGAGAGTACGAGGTAGCCCACAGGCGAGGACATAAGGAAAACGAACTAATCTACAGCACGAAAGCAGCGGAGGCTATTAAGACGATGCTGATGATTGAAAAAATAAGACAACATGAAAATAATAATAAAACTTAGCATACTGTCTATGCTGTTTGCGTTCTCTATTCCTAAGCCCTACCAGATGTACATAGATACTCACTTGCATAAGGCTAACAGGTTAAAGCACAGTACAGGCGTACCCGTTAGCATACAGTTTGCACAGGCGATATATGAAAGCGGTGCAGGACGTTCTAACATAGCAAAGCAGTCTAATAATCATTTCGGCATTAGGTGTGGTGATAATTGGCATGGGGGAAGGCACTACAGTAAGTCGGGCTGTTGGAGGTCTTACGATAACGTAGGGTTATCCTTTGTAGATCATGCGTGCTTTTTGCAGGACTACTACCCTCATGTATGCTTTAAAGGTTGGGAGGCGTGGACTACTTTAGAAGGCTATGGAGAGAGTGGATACTGGAAGAAGATAGGAAGGATTGTAGAACGCTATAAGCTGTATGAGTTAGATTGAACCTATAATACACTAAAAACGTTTATATAGTATGGCAAGACCGAAAAAGAATATAGATTGGAAGGAGGTAGACAAGTACCTCGTAGCAGGTGCAACAGGTACAGAAGTTGCAGCGATGTTAGGCATACACCCTGAGACATTATACGGCAGATGTAAGGAAGAACATAAGATAGGTTTTTCCGACTATCTGCAACAAAAGAGAGAGAAGGGTAATACTATGCTGAAAAAAAAGCAGTTTGACCAAGCGATGGAAGGAGATAGAGGTATGCTTATATGGTTGGGTAAGAACCGACTAGACCAAAGCGATAAGAAGGAAATAAAGCACGATGCGAGTGTAGAGGTTGACACTAAAGCAGACCTAACAAAACTTAGTATAGATGAACTCAAACAACTTAGAGAAATCAATATCAAGCTTACAGGAGGTTAACGCAGAGTTAGCCCGTAGGAGCTTTAAAGAGTTTGTCCTATACACTATGCCTAGCTATATGCTTAACTGGCATCATGAGCTACTAATGGACAAGTTGCAGGACTTTGCAGAGGGTAAGATACAGAAGCTTATGGTATTCATGCCTCCACAGCATGGGAAAAGTGAGCTAACATCTAGACGACTGCCTGCATATATATTAGGCAATAAACCATATAAGAAAATAGTAGGATGTTCTTATGCTTCGGAGTTATCTAAATCATTTAATAGGGATGTACAGCGCATTATAGATGATCCTATATACTATCAAGCATTTCCTAGCACAACACTTAATAAGTCAAATGTTAAGACCTCAGCAAGAGGTAGCTATCTTAGAAATGCGGATATATTTGAGGTTGTAGGGAGTACTGGTTTTTATAAGTCGGTAGGGGTAGGCGGATCGCTTACGGGTACACCTGTTGATATTGGTATTATAGATGATCCTGTAAAGGATGCAGTAGAGGCAGGCAGTCCTACGTACAGAGCTAGGGTGTGGGATTGGTATACGCAGGTATTTCTAACCCGTCTACATAATGACAGTCAAATATTAGTAACTCAGACAAGATGGCACGAGGACGACCTAAGCGGACGTATATTAAGGCAAGATGATGCTCACGAGTGGGAGGTATTGAGTTTACCTGCTATACTAGATAATGATGCACACGCTCACGAGGACGACCCTAGAGATTATGGTGAAGCACTATGGGATGAGAGGCACGGATTAAAAAAACTACTCAGCTTTAAAAATCAAAACCCTAGAGCTTTTCAGGCATTATACCAACAAGACCCTAGACCATTCAAAGGTGGTTTAGTTTATCCTGAATGGAATATAATAAGCGACTTAGAATATAGTTCTATAAAGTCTAAGCTTATATATGGTCTCGATTTTGGGTATAGTACTAGCCCTGCCGCTTTAATTGAAGTTAAGATTTGGAAGAAGAACATATATATAAAGCAGATAGTGTATAAGACAAAGCTAGGAATAGATGTACTATCAAATCTAATTAAACATGGTATAGCATCTCGCCACGCAAAGATAATAGCAGATAGTGCAGACCCTATACTAATAGACCACCTGCGTAAGAAGTACGGACTAAACGTAAAGAAAGCGCATAAGGGTAAAGATTCTGTGCCTTTCGGCATAAGTTTACTCAATACGTACAATATCTATGTGCATGAGTCGTCAAAAGATCTTATATTTGAGTTAAGTAATTACAGATACAAAGAGGATGCAGATGGTAACCCACTAGAAGAGCCTATCAAGTTGCACGATCACGGGCTAGATGCTGCAAGATATGCGGTATCTCACGAGGTAGAAAAAGGAGGAAATAATATTTTAGCATTTGGATAACTAAACAAATCAATCATAATGAATAAGGAAGTATTAAAGAAGGTTAACGAGATCTTAGAAATGATCGACAAGCAAGATGCGAAAAGCAGAGCAGACAGAAAGCTGACAGAAAACCT